GGACAGCATAACACTTGCCCCATATTTGAGGGACTAGATATTCTTTGTCCGCGTCCTTTATGTCAGTGAAGTCGGTAGTGTCGAGTAAAGTTGTCGGTGTCTTTTTGTTTAGGCTTGCGCGTATGTCCCTAAGGTTCACTTCGATTATGTTGCCCTCGGTGATTGTCTTAATAATCCCTTGGTACGTGACCACAAAATCATCGTAGTCGGGCTCACCAAGTGACAAATCCCCAGTCCATAAAAGTATTCGCACAAATGAACCCGTGCGCGATCTGACATTTCGCCCGATTGTAAACTTGCGAAAACGATAATCGCTATTGTCGAATGTTATTTTTCCGTCGGGATAAACTTGCTTCGAGTAGAAAAAATCGTCCTTTTCCTTTTGAATCTGCGGGGTTGCAATCAGTCTATTGTAGTAAGGTTGATCATTCCATTCGCCTAAGACTTCACCGCTCGACCTGTAAAAGCCTAGTGTAAATCCTATTTCTAGCTCGGTGTCTGTATAAAAATATGGTGTGCGATTGTCTTCAAAGTGGACTAGCAAAAGATTGTTCGTAGTATTGTAATAAAATGTCCCCTCGGTGGTGATTACCTCGGTTACAGTGTCAACTCGCAAGTATGGTTTTTTTCTTACGGAGTGCGATAGCACGTTTAAATCCGCTTCAAGTCCGATTAGTTCAGGCTCGAACTCGGGCGCGATAATATCTGTGTAAATATTCGTAGTGACCACGCCCCAAACATGGGCATAGATTGCGACGTACCTATTCCAAAATACGTTGTAGGCGAGTTCAGCTAGGAATATATTGTCGTTCATCAGAATAAACTGTTTTCAAATATTAAATTATATACGTAAACATTGTCAGTACTATTGCCTATTGTCACTATCTTATTACTGCTTAATGCGGTTATTGATGGATCGTTAAAATTAAATCCTACGGAATAGTTAGAACCTACTAGGCTCCATTCTGTACCATCAAAATCATAGACGGCTAAAACGTCTGTTCCGCTACCATTCAAACTAGATGATGCGATACAAACTCTTTTATTTGAAAGTGCGGTTAAGTCGCTAGTTGAATATGTATGTGGTATGGTTGTATTTCCTACCAATGTCCACGCCGTACCGCTAAAATCATAAGCCTCTAAAATATTATCATTTCTTAAAATTGCCACCCTAGTACTACTTAGCGTCACAACTAAAGGCTCTGATATTGCTCCTAGATTTAATCCGCTTCCAGTCAATGACCAAGTCGAACCATTAAAATCATAGGCTCTTAACTCGTCGGACGTTGTCTCAACAAATGCGATTCGGGTAGATGATAATGCCGTAATTGTAGCCTTTGTTATTCCCGCGATAGATAATCCGCTACCAACCAATGACCAAGTTGAACCGTTAAAATCATAAGCCCTTAGGGATTCGACCGAATCATCTATAAACGCTATTCGACTTGATGATAGTCGACAAAGGCTAGAGTTTGCTAGGCTAGTAATTGATAAACCACTACCAACTAGTGCCCAAGTTATACCGTCAAAATCAAATGCTTTTAAAAGATTTCCAACGTTATCAATAAATGCTATTCTGTTATGGCTCATTGCACAAATTGCAGTTTGACCACCTCCACCAATAACAAGTGGAGTCCCTTGGTAACCAATAAATGAAACAGAAGCCTTTAAGGTTATATTGTCGGAATCAATTTCTCCATTAACTGTAAGATTCCCATCTATCGAAAGTTCACCGCTAGCAGTTCGCCTAACTGTCGTATCGCCACCAAATGAAACGCCCTGATGCGTTATTATGCGAGCCTTTTTTGTGTACGTGCTTGTTGCTTTATTGCAAACGAAAACCGCCTTAGCGTTGCCGTTGTAGTAGCCTCCAAGCGTTGGCGAAAATGTCGGAGCCGTTGCCGATAATGTGGTCGCAATGCTTGCCCCCAAATCCTCAACATAAAGATATACCGTACCATCAGCGGGGGAGCCTGTCGGAGTGACCTCGGAAGTCTCGACGCGATAAAGTGAACCGCCTATTTCTTCGCACCGCCCGACCTGTAGTTTTGGAATCGTTGTATTTGTGTAGCTGTCAATCTCGAAAGGTGTTTGAACATTCCCCGTTAAAACGTCGGTAACATCAGCATAATCAATTTTTACTATTGCCATTTATTTAGCCTCTATAAGTGATAGTGAGTAGCCATAAGCCCGTTGATCGCGTGTAGGTTTAAACTCGGTTATTCGACTAAAGTAGGGCGGACAGTCCGCAATCGCGTCTTCAAACGGGACAAAGAAATGATTCCGTGCCCGATCATCTGAACGCCACCATGTCTCAAACTCCGCGTATTCCGTCGACGTGACCAAGGGGAAATTAACTGTCTCGGTATTATACACTATGCCCTTGGTGTTGTAAACCGCGCGCCCGCTTGTGATAGATAATATGTCAGTATTTTTTGGGTCAGATAGATTGTTGTAGTCATGCGCGGGTAGTTGTAAATATTCGCCAAGGTAGAAGTAACCGATTCGGCTATCTGTTACCCCTGTACTTATTCGCCAATACCGATAACTTGCGCTAATAAATGTAACGCTTGCCGTTAATGCCTGACTAAACGCGGGACTTCCCCATGAGTTCGTGCTATTACCTTGGAGCGTTATCGCAGTACTAGCGCCACCGTATGCCACCGCCGTCACCGTCATAGTTGACCCGAGGTCGATTAACAAGGTGCTATCGAACCGCGCCCGCTCTGTTAACCGATCGCTTATGATATTGCTAGCGGGAAACGCCGTCGATGGATTGTTCGCCGTTAGCGTCGCATCGTTTAATAAATTGTCGATTAGTAATCTCATTATATCCCCACTGACACTAAAGCCGAGTTGTCTATTTTTATTGTACCGTCTCTAGTTCCCTCAAATATCCATTTCTTAAGCTCGCGCCCCGTTTGAGTTACCAACTGCAAAACCACATTACCACCGACGTTTTTATTGCCGTTCGCTATATCCATAAATTCCCGTTGTTGGTCTGTAGTCAAAACTGCCTCGCCTGAATTCGCGCGTATGTCTACACGGTCACCGCTAAAACTATTGCCCGGTACAAAGCCACCAGTCTCAAATGTCGGCGCCTGAGGTTTCGCTTGTGAGTGCGCAGCAAGTGCGAAAATAGTGCCCGCTAGCGATAAAGCCGATAATAGTGGGACCATTACCACCGCAGCGGGACCAAATGATAGCCCCGCGCTAACCGCTCTAATCTGAGCAATCGCGCCCTCAAGTAAGATTGTCGCACGTCCTAGCTTCCACGCCTTAAGTTCAGACTCATATCTTAACTTAGCTTTTTTCTTTTCAGCGTCTTCTAAAATCTTAGTCCGCGCAAGTTCATTTTTTAATTCGTTAGCTGTAACGCTATCACCTTTCATTTCAGCGGCTGCGATCTCATTTTCTAACCGCTGGATTTCCGTTTCTTCTTGTAGACCCGCCGCCTCTAGTTTAGCTTGTGTTTCTTCATCGACACGCGCAAGGTCTCTTTCAAGTTTAGCGTCGAGAAATGCATCGGCTTGCCCTAACGTACTAACTATTGCCGTCATTACCGCTAGTGCCTCATCCGTCATATTGTCGAATGCTTCCTTGGCGGTCATCTCGGTTTTCTTGGTTACATCGCCAAGTTCACCCATAGCAATTTTAATTTTTTTCAGTGTTTCTTCAAATCCGCTAGCGTCTGCCTCAGCAAATGCGTTAGCTAGCAATTCTGCTTTTTGTGCTGCTAAGTCAAAATCTTGACCGAGTATTTTAGCCGCTTCAGCTTGACCGTCGAGTAGTTTTAAAGAGTGTTCTAGGTTCTCATTAAATGCCTTTTCATCCGCTTGTTTAGCCGCTAATTCTTGACGTCTTTTCGCCGCTTCCTCTTCGCTTTCAGTTAGCTTTTTATTATTATCTATTAGCTTGTCAGTCTTTTTATTAGAGCTTTTTGTTACTTCCTCATCAGCTTTTTTAAAAACCTTTACACTGTCCAAAACAGTATCGAAAAGTGTATTTTTGAAGCTATCGACAAACTTAACCGTATCATTAAGCGGATCGATTATTATTTTGCTTAGTGACTTAAACGCACCCCCAAAATCACCTTGGCCAAGTTGCTGAAAAGCCATCACAAGATTTTTAAGTGGCTTATATATTAAATCAAAAGCGTATATCGCAGTTATTCCGACCGCCTTTAAAGCTCCCGCCACGATCGCCATAGTTAGCGCAAATGTTTTTGATAGCGCGTTGAGTGTCTCTAGTCCCTCGGTGGTCTCGCTCCATCTTACAAAATCATCGGCCATGTCGCCAATTACCGCAGCCGTACCCGCTAGTGTTGTCGCAAGTGGACCACCTACTTTGGCTTGTATATCCTCAAAAGTTGCACCTAGTATTCTTTGCTGATTAGCTAAGCCCTTTGAAGTATTCTCAAAATCGCCTTGTACTTGCGCTGATTGCTGTAAAATTAAACCATAACGGGCTTGTACTTTTATCGCCTCGGTCATCTCATTTTTAGATGTGATTAGACCGTTAGCGAGTGCATATTGTTGGATCGCAATATCGGAAATGTTTATAGCAAATCTTCGAGCGGGTTCGGATTCACCGCGTAACGCTGCACTAAGTGCCCCAAGCGCGTCTTTCACATCTGTGTTAAATACTGATGCTAAATCCGCAGCTCTCTCGGTTAGATTGATTGTTTGTTTAGCCGCAACGTCTGCCGATTGCCCCGCCGTGAGGAATAATGATCCCGTCGAACTAGCTAGCTGATTGAACTCTCTCGCACTTAGTCCGACCGACTTGGCCGCAGTCTTACTGTAGTTTTCGATTACGTCGCTTGATTCTCTAAATACAACATTGACCGCGTTTTGTGCTTCGGCTAGGTTACTGCCAGCTTTAACGATAGATATAAAACCGTCGACAACTTGTTTAAATGCGAAAACGGCTCCAAGCGTACCGAGTAACTTTTTAAATCCAGTTACTTTTTTTTCGCTTCCTTGTATCGCTTTATCTAATTGGCTACTATCACCAGTTATTTTATATATTAGTTGTCCGAGTTGAATGTCGCTCAAGTTATCCTCTGTATTTGTTTTTCAAATGTCCCTTTTGATAAATCATCGACCCTTTCAAAACTTCCTTTTCTTCAACGAACGTTCTAACTTCTTCGGGCATCCCTGAGACTGATATTGCATTCGTCACCATTACCGAGTCCATTTTGTAATAATAATAATCCTCGGTGATCGGCATCCAATATTTCGAGAGCGCTGCAATAAGTTTCAGGGTGTCTACTTTTTTCCTTTGCCGTCCCCTTTAGTTATATCCTTTCGAATTACCTTATCTAAAAACCTAATAGCGTTTTCTGGTGTGACTTTGCGCTCCCAAAATTCTAGCGTGTTTACTTCTTTATCTTTTATTCCATTGTCAACAAGTATCGAGTTTATCAGTTTAAATTGACGCTCAAAAAAATCTTGATGGCCCTCAATATACGCTACCTTTTCTTTTATCTCGGTGGTTAGTTCATCGAGTCTCTTTTCGTCTGCGCCCTTGCTTTCAGTTTGTATCTGATTAAGGCGATTAGCGTAGTCCTGTACCTTGGCGCGTATCTTATAAAGTTCCGCGTTTTCTTTGTAAACGTAGTTAAAAACATAGTTTATCGTCACTGGATACATTTTTTCTTCGCCTTCCTCAACGTACGGTATGTAATACTCTAATTCATTTCTCATCATTTGCCCCTTTTAAAATGGTGGGAGGAGGTAAGCGAAAAGGGCATTAAACGCTCTCCCCCCGTGAAATTAGCCCTTTATTTCGTCTACTCGTCGATTAACGCTGAGTCGTTGATTGTCATTTCAAATAGCTGTGCACCCGATGTTTTCGAGGTATCAATGTTACCAGTAAAGGCTACAGTGATTTCGTTTACACCATCTTCATTAGCACCTTTGAAATTAAAGTTTAGTCCGCTATCCATGTCTACGCCGTAAATGAGGCACTGAGTGTCCCAAGTAGTAAGCGCGGAGTCCGTATAGTGTCTTAACCTTGCATAAAATCTAGTTAGAATTTTACTTGACTGCCCAGCTGTGATCTTTCGCCCTGTGGCGGGTGTGTAGTCGTAGTTAATCGTGATAGTCTGACTTAGTGTAGTAACTGTGGCCGAGTCAATAACAAATATTCCGTATTTGCCGATCTCGTTTCGTCCTACAAAAAAGTCTGTACCCGACACTAACGCGCCATTCGTTCCCGCTGTAACACTATTAACAGTAATAGATGATCCGTCCCCATTTTGGTTAGTGATCTCTATAAACTTGTTATAGGCCCATGCCCCACTTGCGACAACTTGGCTAGCCCCCGCGACTGGAGTTCCCGCTATACTTGTATAGGTGAACAGACCGCCCGAGAACTTCTCCCATGTTGCCACGTCCCATGACCATAAAGCCGACGGAGCTAGTGCAATTTTTTCGTTCTTTGCCCTAGCGCGTAGACTGCCTTTGTTGCCACTTTCAAGAGTGATAAGGTCATAATTGTAAGTAACTGTTGCCCCCGCTGCGAGTACGCCTAAGTTAGTCCACGACGAACCATCATCCGTCGAAACTTCTAAGGCCACCCCATCGGGAAAAACTAAGTTATCTTGTCCTTGTGCGACTTGAAACATTTTTTTCTCCTTCTAAGATTGTAGATTGAGCGTCCTTACGCTCATTGGTGCATTATAATTATCCGTCTTATCGGTAGGCGGTATCACTGGATCGCGTGAGCATATAAAAAATGCTTTCCCATCACTCGATTTAACCCTATGAAGGGCGGTAAAAACTGCGTCTCGGATCGCTTCCGCGTCAGCTTGATAATAGGCACGGCAAGATATTTGCCTAATCCTATCGACCAAACGATTATTCACGGGTGAAGCTGTGCTCACGTCAAAGTGGTTAATAGTTTTATCTTTAACCGTTGGACTGTAAGCACCTGAGTCAGTTAGTATGTCACTTGGAATAAGTGCGTCATCAAAAATCATGTAATAGACCACCGCCGAAACGGTGAAGGTAGATAGTAACGCCTTCACGGCAGAACTAGCGTATAGGGTGGCTTGCATTTGTGGACTTGACATTAAACTTTTCGCGCTCCCTTTTTTACGCTGTCTTTAATGGCTTTTTGTATAGCCTTAATTATGTCAACATCTCGGTTGCTAAGAGTTTTTATTGCGGGTCTTAGAAATGGTTGCGCTACTTGCCGACGTGTACCGTATTCGACATATCTCGCATATTCGACATTCGTACCAATGTACCCCTCATGCTTTTTTGGACTAATAGATAAATCACCTTGTGCGCTCTCGCTAGTTTTATAACTAATCGAATTGCGAAGTAGTCCACTATCGACGGGTGAAAGCGCAGCGGCTCTATTCATTGCCTTAATGCAAGCAATCTCTATAGTTTTTTCGACGGCTTCATCTGTGCCTTCGAGTGGTTTACCGTATAAAATTACAGTTGCGCTCATGCTATTTTCGATAGTAAAACTACTGTCGCCTCGCTTTGTAAAGCCACATCATCGACAAATATAACTGAATAATCTTTACTGTTTATTGTCACGGTGTCACGCTCTCGGATATTGCTACCCGATGAAACTATCATAGTCGCATCGACATTTTCGCGGATCTTGTCAGCCACTGAAAACTCAGATTGACCGCCTAAATAAAATATACAAAGCAATGTCCCGGTGGTTGATTGCGTGCTTGTTACCTTGCCAGTAGTTGTGCTAAAAACTCCGCTTGTCCGCTTTACCACTGCGGAGATTGTTTTCACATCATTAAATACGTCAAGAAATGCCATCAATAGACCCCTACGTAACGCGGTATCGCTTGCACTAACTTTTCGGGTATTCCGTATCGTCTGTTTATCGCACTCGGGTCAAGTGTCCACGATAGTGGACCAACTGAACGGCTAACATATTCTTTCGCGCTCGCTGCGGTGGTTGTTTGTTGCGCTATCATAAACCAAATTATCTGCGAGATGGTTGGATAATATGAAATGTTGGTAGTAAGTCTAAGCCTATCGCCGTCCGCTGTAAAAGCATTTGACACCGTGATTTCATTTTCTATTTTGTCGATTGCTGTCACATAAGTACCAGCGGGGACTCCCGTACCTTCGATTAAATCGCCATACTTAATTTGCCATAGTGGACTATCCGCTGTCGGTTGACTATTTAAAAACGCGTCGCCAAACTTGACGGCATAGTCTAGCCCGCCCGCTTTAAATACTGATTCGGTGTTAGTGTAGGTAGCGTAAAACATCCAATTAAAATCAGTCCCTGCCACCTCTCTATACTTGGCTTCGGCTTGTGGTATCTTGGCGGTTATCGCGCTATCGTATGTTGTCGCGGTGATTCCGAGTTCTATTTTTACTTGAGCTTGACTAATCATAATTCCCTCCAAGATAGTGAGCAATACGCTTTTAAGTTTGACGTTAGTGGCGTTATTGCTAAGACTAAAATATCAGGCGTCCCATTTATTAGGCTACCTAGTTTTAAATTGTTTTTTAAATCGACTTCGATAACGCCCGACGATTGATTGAGGTAGCTACTTTTTATTTTAGTACCCTCCGCACTTAGTGTAATGCTTGCGGGGTTGCCAGTTGCTAGCGCGTATTCTATCGCTGAGTTAGGAAGACCAGTATATGAAGGTGTGCCCGATAACGTCGGATTAAAATGAAGCGACCACCGCGCCAAGTTATTACTTTGTAGTATCGCGCCTATTGAGTCGGGAAGTATTGTTGCGCCCAAGTATCCCGCTTTAAGTCTTATAATAATAGCAGCGTAAACAGTTCCGATTGTGTTGGCGTTTGTTTCTAGCGTACCGTTATCAATGCAACGCGCCGCGCCACTAGGGTCAACGCCACCCTCGGAAATAACTGTAGCGCATATTTCGTCTATCGAGTCTGCAGGGGCTGTACCGTCATTGCTTATCTCTGTTCTAATTGGTAGATTCGGAGTCGACATATAAACCGTTTCGTTTACGTTGGCATTGTGAGCAATATGGCATAAGTAAGGGATACCATCAATAAAAAACCCAAAGAATACTGAGCCAACCCCTAACCACTCATAAGACATAAATAAAATCTGAGTCTTGGTTAAATCCAAAACGGGGTATATATCCGCGCTTGTTGATACAGTATCGAGTCTATTTATATTCCATTCGGACTGAGGGATAACATTATCAACGGGTGAGCCAGTAACATTTGAGCGTATAACAAAACTTGTAACGCCGTCTTTATGCTGTAAGAATACGCCATTGTTTGCGTCAAAAGCTCCGCGCCTTTTCGTAACGCCTAAATATTCATTTGCGTTAAAATTAAAAGTAAGTAGAAATAGTTGCGACTTGCCAGGCTGATAGTTAAATCTCTGTCTAGTTTGTCTTACCCTAGTTCCCTCTGTTTCAGCGCCAACGGATAAAACTGTTTTCGCGTGATTATGGTTATACAGTGTTGCTGTACCGCTTCCGCTTGTTTGTTGGTTGTCATAAAATAGCGGACTATTCTCAACGCTATTCGCTAAATCGGGATTATCAAATATTTGTTTGCTGTCAAATATTGTAAACGGTTGGGACACTCTTTGCCGTCCAAACGCGTCAAAATTGGCTGAGTAAGTGCCAAGGCGTTTAACTATTGCTTGGGTGACTGCGTTCGATTCCATTTAATAGTTCCACTCCGCGCCACTTAATGCCGTGTGAATAGTTGTGTCGTTATACTCGGTTGGATTACCGATAATATAATCTAAGCAAGTGCAATCACTATTTTCGCAATGTGCCACAAACTTAGTCAAGTCTATATTTTTACGCTCTAGTCCCGAAGTGTTACCACAAAATAAAGTTGTTGGTAGTGTCTCATAGTCGGCATAATTTAAAATATAATATTTGCTCATGATTACACCGTTTTATAGTTGTATAACAAGGCCACTTCGTCCGCTGTAAGTACGCGCTTATATAATCGTATGTCATCAATAGCACCTAGAAAAAATGACGCGGCACCAGTGACATTCGATCCAATTTTTAATTCAGTAGCTGAAAATGTATTGCTTGCGTTTGTGTTGGTAGATGGCGCGCCGTTGTTGATATAAAACTTTCGGCTTGTACCTTCATTAGTGAAGACAACATGATTCCACGCGTCCGCAGTTAGTGCCGTACCTGAGCTAAAACCCGATCCGCTAATATAGCGCGCAACAAATGAGCTAGTAGGTATAAGTAACTGGAAGCCTGTACCCGCCGCCGCTGACGTTCCAAGGCTTATCCAATAGCGAATAATACTATTCGATCCCGCCGTCGGTCTAATCCATATCGCAACACTAAACGCGCCTTGTATACCCGCAAATCTACTTGCCTTGTCATCGTAGTTAATGTATTGGTCTACGCCGTTAAACTCTATAGCGTTAAAATCAGTCTTTACGATTCCCGCGGTATATGTAGGCGTGTTTATGCTATTCCTTAAATCTTGCCCACTCATTGTCAAATGGAATAAGTGATCGGGTACCGGGTCACTTGAAACGCAACCCTTAGAATAAATATTATTCCTAAGTGATAACATTTACAACCTTTCAGCTAGATAAGCGAGAGCCGCGCCACCAGTGCCCGCCACTGTTACGCTAGAAAACTCTCCGACTATTACCGTCCCCGCCAAAATTGGTACTGCGGTTAAACTATCTCCTCGAACTGAAACGCACGTGATAGTACTATCGGCTAGGCATTGAATAGCGCACATTTTTTTGCTTGCGTATGTTGCCGTCCCCGCTGTAGTTAAATATTCAAATCCGTTTTGCCCCATGCTATGAACAAGTGCGGCGTCTGATGCGGTAGTCATCATTTTATTATCCTTTTATAAAATCTATTATTTTCTGAGTCGCAAACATCGCGCCTATCCATTGATTCTTCTCATCGCCTGACTTTATTTCAGCGTAACGCCTATAAGCCTTTTCGCGTTCTTCTAAAACATTAACAAGAAAATCTATCTTGTCCCGGTCGTAACCATAATTAAATGGCGATTCCCCAAGGTATGACGACGACTTTATATCGACTCCAAGTCCCTTAGCAATCCCGATCCAAAGTAAAACATTCGGTCTCTCAAACTCATACTCACTTTTTTTTTCGATGTCGATACCATATAAGGTGATGTCGTTGTAGCCCATAAATAGAGCGTATGCGATCATATACGATACACTATTATTAAACGCGTCAGTCTTAAATGCTGATTTTATGTGAGAAATAGGGAAGTTATCTAAATTGATAACCTCCCCCCTAAAATCGATACATTGGTTTCGGTGCATACAAAAATAAGTATCTATCCTATCACCGTATGCCCCATAAGCCGAACCGACTGACCACTTTTGATTAGTGCTTGACCAATCATAATTGATCGCCGTTAAACCTGTGCCAATTATATCGAGCTTCAAACTATAGAGCCTCTACCGCGTAAATGTTACCAGTCACGCCAGTCGATACAATGTCAATCAGGATTAGATTGTCGCTGTCTTTAAACCGCGCTGATTCTAACTGAATAACATTTGTCGCTGCGCTTGAAGTGCTTACTACATAGTCACCGACGGAAGCACCTGAGAAGTCCCCCGCTTTAAAAGTGAATGTAGCCGCTACCGCGTTAGTTGTTTCGATGAAAATTGTTAGATTCCCATCTCTCACGCCGTCGACGCTAATTGAGTGATCGTTTGCGATGTCGATCGCATCTTTAGTGATCGCCACTTTATCGTTATAAGCGGTGAGGGTGGCGACTGTTACTGCTGACCTTGGCATATTGTTGTCCTATTCTTTTATTTTTGGTTGTGCGTTTTTAAATATTACGCACGATAAGCACCAGTTTCGCCCGTATATAGATGTGCAATTCCCACATGCGGGAGGGTTGCCGAGTCGCTTTGGCTTAACCTCTATTTTTGTTTCTACCAAAGGTTGATCATCGACCACCTCTTCGATAATTTCGTTAGCTGTTACTATCCTAGCTTTTCTCGGCATTATTTATCCCTTTTTTTAGATTGTAGTTTCTGAACCTTCAGCAACGTAAACAGTTGCTAGGCTTGAAGGTCTTACGACTTTCGCACCATAAACAATCAGTCCGCGCATGTAGTCATCAAACGTGTCTTTGTCTCGCAATACTTCCATTTTCATCATCTGCTCAGCAAATGCGATAGTGTCAGACGCGCTAAAAAACATCGGAGCGTACCAAGTTGTACCGCTGTGACTTACGTTGTTAGATGCGAACAAATCGAAGCCCATGTATCGACCAATATAAGCGTCATTTAAAAGGAAGCTGTTATTAGTGTCACGGATAACTTTTGTAAGGTCTAGTTTAGCGTGTAGCCATGGGGGAATAACTGCGACTCGCCCTTGTTGGGGTACGTTGTTTTCAGATAATGAAGTACCAATGTCACGGATAACGCTTGTCACGTTAGCTGTAGTTATTGATAGAGGTGAGCCAGTTGTAGCACCGCCCGCCGCCACGCCTTCAATTCCAGCTTCGCTATAAAGTCCCGCAATGAATTGGTCTACGTTGTCAGCAAATCCGATACCCATTTTTCGAGTGATTTCACCCATGAGTTTTGGATTAGACTGCGCATTGTCGATGTCGTCAAGTTTTACCGCGATAGCATATTTCTGATTGATCTGTAAATACTTACTCGCGTCTTGTGGCGTGTTGTAAGTAAGTGTAGACCCAGTGTAAGCCGTAGCCGTAAAGTCTCCAAGTTCGGAGATTTTTACTTGATCTCCAAAGTTTCTAATTTCGCCTTCGTATGCCCTATTCGCTAGGTTGCCATATACGAATGACTTGTCGTAAGATTGAAAAATCTTTGCCGACCAGATTTTTGGTATAAAGTTTTCTATTGACATTTTTATGTCTCCTAAATAATTTTCCCGCCTATCCGATAATTATAAATGCCTAAATTTATTACCGCGGGATAAACTATTTAATAGCCTATTTCCGCGAGTGCCTTTAACTGCTCCCCTCGATCTTTTATTTCCGATATTTGTTCGAGGGTGAGTTTTCCTTTCGTCTGAGATTCGCCGCTTTTAGGTGCGCCCCCAAACTTTTG